TACTTGTCGATAAGCCCCTGAAGCTCGTTAAGCAGGTCATCCATAGTCATTTCGTCCATTGTCCTAAACCTTTCTGCTCTTGGCGATTGCCAGCGTCGCCCTCGCGATTGCAAGGGCACTCTTACGGCGCGCAAGCTCCTTGCGCGACTGCTCAATCGCTCCGTTGAGCAGGTTTCTTGCTGAAATCTCCGTATTGGGGTCAGCCGGAAGGCTCACCGCCGACACGTCGAAAACCTTTTTGACGCGCGTAATGGTCGTGGTGTGCGTGTCCCGGTCGTATTCGTCCGCGCCCACGCTGAAAGCCCACGACATGCGCGTAATAAGGCCGTTAGTAATCTCTTCGTAAAGGTCGCGCGCGGCTTGAGATCCGCTAAGGTCTGCCGCGATGAAAAGCCCGTGCTTGTCAGGCTCGACAATGAGCGTGTTGTTGCTCATGCGCGCAAGCACCTTGCCCGTATGGTCGTACTGCATGATAACGTCGCTCATGTCCGCGCCGTCGAAAGCGCCGGGGTCGATGATCTCGCGATACTCGTTGCCGTCCCAGTCGGTGAAAAGCACGTATGGGTCGTTGAATGTCGATGCGTAGCCCTCGACGTAGTAATCGGTGTCAAAGCGCTTGTTCGCGCTTCCGTCAGCCGTCCGCACGTTGAGCGGCACGGCAAGGGAACGGTATTGCCGCTCACTCGGTTTCGCTGGCATCGTCTACCTCCTTGCTGGTTCCAACGCCGCTGCTCGCGTCGATAGCGGCTATGTTTGCGTTCGTCTCTGCGGCCTGCGCCGCCTGTTCCGCCGTGTGCTCGCTGATGAGCGCAAGGTCGATGTACTCGCCGCGTATGACGTGCCGCTCTCCGCCGTCGTAGTGCGCCGATTGGAAAACATCGGCAACCTGATTGCCGCACCAGATTCCACGGTCGAACAGCGCGACCGAGACGTTAAGCTTCGTCGTGTTGCTGGCGAACTCTAGTCGGTTCGCGCTGAACATGATTGAGTTTCCGTGCGCTATCTCGTTCGACGTGTACGTCATGGAGGTGATAACGAACCCGAGCTGAACAGCGAACGGCTCGATGCGTCCTTCGTAGTAGCTGTTGAAGGTGTCTTCGTCCGCGTAGTTCGTGACGATATCCTCATTGGAGCCGAAGAAGCGGTAAGCGCTCTTCTCTATTCGCTCCATCTGCGCCGCATCGACCGTGTAGCTTGTCGGCGTGATCTGCTCAACGTCCGAAAACAGCTTGTCGTATACCGCGATTCCTCCCGCGTTGTCGGCGGAAAGCTGAGCGTTGAACGCCTTGCGCGCCCGCTCTTGGTCGCCTTCGTTTCGGTTCTGGCTCAGCTTGCCGATAAAGCGAATTGCCGCGCCCTGATTGATAGCCGCTTGCTCTGCTTCGTTCTGAGCGTGCATAAGCTCCAACGTCGGCTGAAGAACGTTCGTGCCGTCGCCGAACAAATCGCTTTGGTACTGGTGGCGCGTCATCACGCCGACGCGCGACCACTCGACAAGCACGCTGTCGCCGGTCGGGAACGTGAGCATTAGCCAAAGCTCGCCGTCAACGTCGTATGCTTCGCACTGGCTCGGCAGCACGGGATAGTACCCGGTGATCGTAAGTCCGTCGCCAGCGTCGATGGGCACGATAAGCGCCGTGTCGTTGACCTGAAGAATCGTCCAAATGCGCTTTATGAACTGCGGCGTGGTCATCCACGGGTTAGGCTGCTGCCTGAGAGCGCGCGCGGCGACAGGCTGAGCAGAGCCGGAAACCTCCGGCTTCAGCTTGCTTGCGTGATCTGCGCCGCTCTCGATGATGCTACGCGTAAGCTCTGCTTCGTAAAGCCCGCCCTGCCATGTCGTGAACGACGGGGCATATGCCGTGAACGTGGAGAAATAGCCGTTTACCGCTTGCATCTGCGGACGGTGGAACACCGCATCGAAGAGCGAGCGCAAAAACGGTTGTGATCTGCTCAACTCTAACCTCCTATCATCGCGCGGTAATCGTCCGCAATGTTCTTCATCGCAATGAACGCGTCGCACTCAGCAGCCCACGCGTCTATGCGGTTGCGCGGGTCTTGGTTCTTCTTGTCCGGCTGAATGTTTCCGTTCACGTCGGTTCGAATGGCGACGTTCGAGCGGCACCATTCGGCAATCGGGTTGGCGTTGTCCACGATGCGCCCTTCCTTGTAGAGCGCCCGAAGCTCCTTCATCGGCATTGACAGCGTTTGCGCGCCCTGAATGACCTTTTGCAGGTTGTCAGCGCCGAAATAGTCTTCGTATGCTTCCACGGTCGGCACGTCGCGCATGTGCCACGGGTCGTAGCCGCAAGAGACGGCATAGATGCCGTACTTGTCCTGAACCTCGGCCACCCAATCCAGAACGTCGCGCTTGTCCATGATGGGCGTTTCGCACGTCCGCATAAGCCCGCGCGCAATCCACGCGTCGTAGGGCACGCCGTCGCGCCCCCCGCGCCGCCCCTCCTTCTCCGCTTGCTCCAACGCGCGAAGCGGAATCCACGCCATGTGCAGCGCGTAGAAGTTCGGATCGTTAGGCCGCTGCATGAGAAGGCAAGCGGCGGTAAGGTCGGTCGTGTCCGCCGCGTCAACGCCGAGCACGGCATACGTAAACGTTCCGTCGCCGGGGTCGAAAGTGGCTTCGTTGTGAATCTCAGACCACGTAAGCCAAGCCTGAGACTGGTTTTCAATGAGGTTGAAATCCTTAACAAGCAGCGTGGGAAGGTATGTCGCATCATCCTTAGCCTTGGAAACGTTCTGTCGAAGAGCCGAAAGCGATTTGATCGTGCCAAGGCCGGGGTTCGCCTTAATCCAAGCGCTTTCGTCTTCCCATTCCTCGCGCTCGTCAAGCTCGAAGATGAACGCGATGAAGCGCTCTGCCTTCTCGCCGGTCGCCTTGCCGTCAAGCCATTTGGTCGCGTACTCGTATTGCGCATCGAAGATGCTGTTTCGCACGAAACCGTTAGTCGTGATCTCCAACACGAGCGGCTGGCGGCGCGCAGACGTTCCCTGCATCGTCAGGTCGTAAAGGTCTCGGTTCTTCATCGCGGCCAGCTCGTCCACGATAGCGCCGGAAATGTCCAGACCGTCTAGGTGGTTCGTGTTGGCGCTCAGCGCCTTGATGGTGCCCATGTTCAGATCGCAGTAAAGGTCTGACACGCGCTTTCTTATGTGCTTCGCCAGCGCGGGGCTTGTGAGCACCATACGCCACGCGTTGTTGAATCCCTTTGCCGCCTGATCGTGGGCGGTGGCGACGTTGTATACCTCCGGCGCGCCCTCATCGTCGTTCACGAGCAAGTCAAGCTCTATCGCAGACGCAAGCGCGGTCTTTCCGTTCTTGCGCCCCATAATCCAGAGCACTTCGCGGTATTGCCGCACGCCCTCGGCATCAACGAAGCCGAAGACAACCGACAGAATGGCGCGTTGGAAAAGCTCTAGCTTGAAATCGTGCCCTAAGCGCCCGGACGGTAGGCGGCAGAAGCTTTCGATGAACCGAACGTGCTTCTGCGCGAACTCTTCGCGGTAGTGGTACGGATAGAGCGGGTCGGTGTTGTCCATGTCGCGCAGGACATGAGCGGCAACCTGCTTCATCTTCTCGCACGCTATGATCTCGCCGCTCAGTATGCCGCCGAAGTATTCGCGTATCGCGCGCTCGCACGAGCCGCCCTTAGACTTCGCCCTAGCCGTACCGCGTTTCATTGATGAAGTCAATGAGCGCGTCGGCAGCGGCGGTGCCGTTCGGCATCATGTCGGTAAGCTGCTTCACGCCGCGCGAAAACGTAGTGAACAGCTTGTTGTATGCGCTGAATCCGGGGTGCTCGCGCAGCCCGGTTTGCCCGCCGCCGTTGTCATACTCTGTGAAGATATCTTCGTAGAGCAGATCGGCGCGGGCATCGTCAAGCTTGACCTTCAGAAAAGCGAGGTTCGCAAGCAGCGGCATGACGGTTTTTCGCTTCTCGTCGGGGATAGCGCCCTTGGTGATCTCGCGCAGCTTTCGAAGCTCGCTCTCTACGCGCTTCTCCTTGGCAACTCGCCGCTTCGGCGGGCTATTCCCCGCGGCTGCGGGCGAAACTTTCGAAGTATTGCATACTTTTGCCGTCACCGCAAGACCACCCCCTTTCGAAAATCCGTCACGCGCAAGAAATTACCTCCCGGCATTGGTGCCCTAGGGTTTCGGCGCAGAATCAGAACCGGGGGGATTTCCCGCCGCCCTGACCTGCTGTTTTGTTTGCGCTGGTTTTTTCTTCGGTTTGCGTTTCT